GATGATTATCTGGGTTAGCTCATGTCAAACATGTTGCTAACTGTAGCTTTGGTCTTAGTACTGACCGCTGACTGATGCACAATGGTCATGTCATTGCTCAACTTCTGCAAGTTGGCATCACCATCTTTAGGATCTGCTAACCAAGCATTCATGTTGGCTTCTGACACTGGAAGCTCATGAAGCACAACTACTCCCAATTGGCGTGTCTCTCCACTGGCAATGGGCAGATGGAAGTTGATGTAACCAAGGGTTTTGGCTTTTCCTTCACGGTTGTCTGTAATGAGCTTTGGTACTGCACCATAGCCCCCTTGTCCAGCAGGATTGTAGCTGACCTGGATTTTGCTTAATAGCTTAGCCATGTTGACTACTGGGTCTGCAAGCAGCCAATTGCTCAGCTCTTTCTCATTGGCATAGGCATCGCGCAATGGAATGGCCCCGAATTTGGTGGTGCCGTCACCATTGCCGTTACCTGATGGCAGGTTCAAATTGAGAAAGTAAGCAGCTTGCCAGTCATCATTGGATTTGACTGGGGCACGAGAAGTAGAAGAAGTTTGAAAGGCCATGATGGCTCCTTGTAAAAACGATTAAAGAACATTGGACTTGAGTCAGACTGACCCATTTATCCACCCTAAGGCGGGACGCCTCTTAAAAAGGAATACCAACCCCTAAGGATTGGTATTACCGTTAGTCACGCTGGTATTTTGGCAGTACATTAATAATTTTGATGTACAGCATGTATTCTGGATCACCATCACAGTTGATATTTTGAGCGTTGATATACAGCTCAGCATCTGAAAGATATTCAAATGCTTTATCTGTAGCTTGCCCGTGATGATAATCATAATAACTACCATCACAAGGACGACAGACTAAGTAAATGGTAGTCATGCTGTTATTCTCCATAACAAGCTGCGCATACACCTACACGAGCATGTTCATAGTTGTTAATTGGCCCTTCACAATTAGGGCATACAAAATGAGCAGGCTCATAGTCAATACCATCATCATTAAATGGATTGAAGTAGTTAATTAAGTCTTGATTCTCAAGCTGGGCAAGAGTAGTATTCATTAAAGGTCTCCATATGGGTGTAAGGTTGAAATGATTAAAGGGGTAGAGGATGCATAAGTAGGGCATTACTTGTCTTTAGACATTAACCTACTTGCTACACATTCCCCACCTTAGGCCGGGACGGCTCTTCATCATAGAAAGCGTAGGGACTACGCATAAAGTAGTACTAATTACTACATAGGGTATTTAGATGCTTTTACTGTATAAAATTACATATTGACAAGAAAAAAGAGAATTTTATAATTGCGATATCCCAGCCCCCCAGCACCTCTCACCCCGGACTTAGAGTACGCATACGTCTCGATGTTCAGCTGGCCTCCGGCCACCTTCACATCTCACTAATAACGTGTGCCCCCTGAGATCTGCCTCTCTCTGCCTCTTCCTTTCTTTTCTGCCTCTTTTTATCTTTTCCTTTCTTTTTCTTTATAGCGGTGCCAACTACTCCGCTACGCTACGCTCGCTACGTAGTTGTCCCCGTGTTTTCTTTCTTATATGATGTACTCTTTATAAGGAGCATTTATGGCTACGAATCCATTGACACAAAGTAAAGCAGCTTATGACAAAGCCCGAGCCAATAAGAAGATCTATAACGCCTTACCCAAGCAAATAGCTAGTAGGACTGCACAGAACAAAGCTAGGAAGGCCGCTGTAGATAGCGGTAGAGCTAAGAAGTGGGATGGTAAACAGGTAGACCATAAGAGGCCATTGGATAAGGGTGGTAGTAATAGCTCTAGTAATACCCGTGTTACTTCAGAGAAGGAAAACAAGGGATGGAGGAAAGATCATCCTGGAATGTATCGGTAATATAGGGAGAGTATCGGTAAGTAAAGTATTACTTTAAAAGTAATACTAATGGTAATACCAGTAAAGTAATACTTTTCTTTAGTATTCTCTATATCCTGAGCCTTATCTAAGAGAAGTGAGTGCTCACTAACATACAGTAAATGAGTCGTGACTTAGACTATCTAATGCCACTGAGCTTCATATAAATATGAGTCGTGACTATCTCACTCCCCTCCCCGTATTGTGTTGTGTGTAGGTGTGTAGTCCCTGGTCTTATTCCCGTATGTTTCACGTGAAACAATAGAGCAATAACCTACCCATTTACCCGAAGGTAGATAGATAGGTTAAAGGGCTATGCAGCTATAGCCAGCAACTCTGCTGCTTCCTCTGCTGCTTCCTCTCTGGCTAACCGTTTGTACAACATACGCAGGTCGGATGCTTGCTGAGCTTGCTGCTCTTTCTTGTAAAAATCGGAGATTCCCTCTCCTACCTCTACTACGTTGAGCACAGTTCTACCCGCTCCTTCACCAATCTGCAGCCACACAAAGGCTACGCCCCACACCCTATTTACTACTTCGCCAAATCCTGGCTTCTTTACTGCTTCCATACTAACTCCTGATCAGGGATTACAGTGCAACGGGATTGTCACACCACCCTTACTCGGAACGAGTAGTAATATGAGTCGTGACTAAGACTTACTGTCTATCCCTGACCCCGCATTAAAGTGTGTAATTGAATTAAAAGAACTAACCTACCCGAAGGTAGGTTAGCTTATTTGATACGCATAGCATGACGTTTGAATGCTTTATCGTACCCATAGTACAGGTCAAAGTTAGCAGATGCTTCTACGCTCTTAGCCAGGTAATACCTGGCGAAGAAGGAATGGTAGCCATTGAACAGGCAGCGAAACATGGTGATACTCCAATTAGTTAAAGGGTTGGGCATGTTGATCTCCGTATTTGAATAGAGGACACACCACTTGATGCATAGAGTTGCTTGGCTGCACTTAATCTCTATGTATCCATCATTACTCGGAACGAGGTCTGCTCCCTGTATCCGTATCCGCTCCCGTATTGGGGAGGGTGGCATGAAAACTGAAATATGAAAATGGAGGGGGGGTGGATTCCGATTTTGGTCGAAGACCCTTCAGTCCTACACCTATACCCATTTTCTATTTTTTCCCTATTCCTAAGTACTGTATCTATAACCAGTATTCTTTTTCTACTCGACTATCTTAGTATTCCCTCCCTTTTTCAAGACCTACGAAGACGAACCCCCCGTAGGGGGGTGAAGTCTGATCCGAAGGACAAGTACGAACGTAGTGAGTACTTGAGTAGGTCTATATAGTATTTTTTTATGCAAAAAATTATTATTATTTACTGTATATAAAAACAGTGAGTATAAATAGCTACAAAGTACTACAAAGTACTTGACCTGTGTATTTATACATGTATACTGCGCAGATGTAAGTACGCAGCTGGTTAAGCGCCTACTAAGCAGATGTGAGTTCTGAGGCCTAAGTACATAGGCCCAAAATTATGTAACAATCAGGTGAGAGGCCTGTCCAATTCCTATACGTTGTTTGTTGGCTAAGCGCGTAAAAAATGGAAAGGTAAGTTGTTCCCACAACAAACCATTCTGTTTTCAAACCCAGTTTATTACTGGGTTTTTTTGGCTTATACTATTGAAGCACCATGGAGAAGTGGAATCTCGTTTGGCTCATAACCAAAAGGTCACAGGTTCAAATCCTGTTGGTGCTACCAATTTCCTTTGATCTTTAGTTCACTCCCCAGCTACGGGCTAGATCAACTCTTAAAGCCTAAGTGGTTCAAACACTTAGGCTTTTCTTTTATCTTTTGGTTTATAGTAAGAGCATGAGCCGTACTAAACATCATGGGGATAAAGCCAAGAAGAGAGCTTATGGTATTAATTGGTTATGGTTGCAGGCTACCCCTGGATGGTGGGTTAGATTGTTTATGACAAGGCCCCAGAGAAGGGCAGCAGCAGTTTGGCAGAGGAAGGTAGAGACCTGTGTCGATATAGAGTGGGTAGAAAGGCTAGACAAGCCCCCACATGGTAAGAAGCCTCATTTATACTTTTGGTAGTATTGGTAGCCTTGGTAGTATTAATTCTTTTGGTTTCGCTCCCCGGATTTCCTGGTTAAACTGAAGCAGGCATGCCACGGGTAAATGGCATACGCTCTTTCTAGGCTGCACTAGTCTAATAATCAGTGGAAGTGATAAAGGCTTACAACCAGTGCTTAGGCATAAGTCCTATGGTTGTTTTCATGGTTTTCTTGCCCCAATGGTGAAAGAGGTAGACACAAGGGATTTAAAATCCCTCGCCGTAAGGTGTGCTGGTTCAAATCCAGCTTGGGGCACCATTTATTCTTTTGGTTTTCTTTTATTGGTTTTTTTGGTTTCGTGTATGATGGCGGCGATATCATCCCGATATACAGACTTAAATCAATGACTACATCTACATTATCTTCATTACCCGTACCACTGACTATTGATCAATTCCGTTCAGCTTTACCTGAGAAGGTAAGAAAGACGGTAAACCAAGAGCTAGTTGATCAAATTAATAATACCTTGAGTGAGCCTGAATTATTTGAGGCTTATCGAGATAATCTGGTTTCTTATACGAGAGTAATGGCAGATGGGAAGTTTAAGGTACAGGAATATATTAATGCCGTAAGATATGTAAGCCATAAGTTGATGGCTTGCACACATATTGAGGCTTATAGCAAAACCTTCCCTGAGAAGATTATTAGGTTTGCACAGCAGAATGTAGCATCTAAGGATGTGGCTAGTTATGTTACTGCCTACAATAAAAGCAAGCTGGTTAATCTAATTTATGAGCAGACACTCATTCCTAGTTATATTCTGAATCAGGATTTATATCAGAGAGCACTTAACGTACAGGCTGACCTAATGCTCAATGCCAAGAGTGAGAAAGTAAGAACAGATGCAGCTAATAGTTTACTTACACAACTTAAAATGCCTGAGCGTCAAAAGGTAGAGCTCGAAATTAGCTTGAAGGAAGATAGTTCGATTAATATGCTAAGACAGGCTACACTAGAGTTAGTAGCGCAGCAGCGACTGTCATTGCAAGCAGGGCAGAGTACGGCAAAAGATATTGCCCATAGTTTGTTGGTTATTGATGTTATTGATGTTGAAGCAAAGGAACTCGTATGAAACACAACAAAAATACTTTTGAATATGCATTAGCCGCAGAAGGAGTATCTGGTCCTTTGGCTGATCTTGCTCGTAGTGTTTATAAGCAAGAAAGTGATAGTGGGAAGGATACTAAAACTTCTAATGCTGGTGCAGTGGGGGGGATGCAAGTTCGACCTGCTACTTTTAAATCAGTGGCTGATAAAGGATGGGCTATTAGTGATCCTGTACACAATGCTAGAGCCGGTATTAGGTATTTAGGACAGATGTTTAAACAAGCTGATGGTGATCCAGCATTGGCGGCAGCTGGTTACTATGGTGGGCCTACGGGATTGGAAAAGGCTAGATTGGGTATTGCGGTGTCAGACCCGAGGAATCCTAAAGCGCCCAATACTTTGCAATATGGGCAGCAAGTAGCGTCGCGGGTTAATATGGAAAAATACCCTATAAACATTCCCTTGTCAGTGCCTAGAGTAGTTACCCCCTCATCTTTACCTGTTCAGACACCATTTCAGGGCTATGCACAGGCTCCCCAAGCTCCTGTAGTGGCCCAAGCGCCAATAGAGGTACCTACTCCTCAACTTATGGTTCAAGCCCCTTCTATGGCCCCACAAGTCCCTGTAGAGGCTGGACCTGACCCTTGGCAGCAGTTCTTACAGGCAGGACGTAACCAACAAGTTGCACCTAGCGATTTAGCTTATGGCCCACGGGATGTTCAGATACCTAATTTCATGACTTCAGTGCAGCAACCTGCACAGGTAGTACCTCAGCAAATAAGACAGGCTTGGGGTGAAGGACAGCAGGTTAATCCTCAAGTAGCTCAGATGAGAAAGCGTATGGCAGAAGAGGAACCTATGCAGAGGTATGAGGGCAATACAAATGTTATGGCTATGTTTAATCAACTGTTAGCTAGACAACAAGAAATGAGGGCATGATGAAAGACGCAATATTGCATTTGAAATTAGCTATAGCTCTTCATAAGAAACATATGGATGGTTCTGCACCTATTGCGGGCAAAGAAGGTGAGAAGTCTCAAATTGAACTGATGCACCATATGGAGGAGTCAATGACTTTTATGGTGGCTCACCATAAAAAGAAGAATATGCTTGCTGTGTCTGATAGTGACATGAAGGGCATGTAGTATGAATGGGGTACAAATTAAATCTACACAGTTATTTAATGTGGACTGTATGCTTTATATGCCCACACTAGCTGACAAGTCAGTAGATATGATACTTTGTGACCTTCCTTATGGCACAACCGCCTGCAAATGGGACACCATCATCCCGTTTGAACCACTATGGGCACAATATAAACGCATCATCAAGCCTAATGGGGCAATAGTGCTGACAGCTTCACAACCATTTACCAGTGCGCTAGTGATGAGCAATATAAAGATGTTTAAGTATTGTTGGGTTTGGGATAAGGCGCAAGGAGGCAATCCTTTGAATGCAAAAAGGCAACCATTGAGAGTAACTGAGGATGTTGTAGTCTTTAATTCTGGAATATATATCCCACAAATGCGAACCGGAAAATATAGGAAGAAGGGTGGCCTTAATAAACAGCCTGAAACAACAGGCAAAGTTGACTTAAATTTTTTCTCTTTTAATGACCAATATTATCCTATAAATATAATTAAGATTGCTAATTGCTCAAATAAAATAAATAGAATCCATCCCACCCAAAAACCCGTAGCCCTGATGGAATACCTAATCAAGACCTACACCGACGAAGGCGACACTGTGCTGGATAACTGCATGGGTAGTGGGACTACTGGTGTGGCATGTATTAATACAGGTAGAAAATTTATTGGTTGTGAGTTGGATAGCAATTATTTTGCTACTGCAGTGCAACGCATACAGAATATGTCTGATGTCAATACTAAGGATATGTAAGTCATGGCTGAAGTAACTGCACCTTGGAAGGTGTATAATTGGTCTGTTGGGACAGGTTTTGCAAGACTTTTAATCCGCCTGAATCGGATTGATTACCAACAACTTTAAATTACTATTCAGGAGTATTTTATGCTTACACAAGCAGAGTTAAAAACACAGTTACATTACGAACCGAGCACTGGTGTATTCACGCGCCTAGTCTCTAATAATACGCGCTTTCTTGTTGGTACAGTAGCCGGTTGTCAACACCATTCTGGGTATAACCACATCAGTATTTCTAAACGTATTTATGAAGCACATAGGTTAGCCTGGTTGTATGTCCATGGACAATTTCCCGCTAACCAACTTGATCATAAAAATGGACAGCGTAGTGATAATAGATTAGATAATTTACGTCTTGCTACGCACGCACAAAATGTGCAGAACCAAGTGAAACCTAGTAAAAATAATAAGTCCGGCTATCTTGGGGTTTGTTGGAGTAAGAGCAACTCTGCATGGGCTGCTCAAATAAAAGTAAGTGGAAAAATATTACAACTGGGTAGATTCGCTGATCCTACTGTAGCTCATCAGATTTATCTTGCCGCAAAGCGTGTGCATCATCCATATGGCACTATTTAATTAAATGAGCAATATACCTACTCAAGCTGCTATACCAAAAAAAATGGAGGATTATCTTAATGCCACGTCATACGTGGATGATCCTGCTTATATACCTAGTGATTTTGCTCTTGGTTTTATAACATTTATTAAGTTAATTAACGGTGAGAAAGGAGAAGAACATAAATCTCCAGTTGTTCATTACCGTATGCTAGATTCCATCACTGAGGGTAGTAAACGTATAGTTAATCTATGCCATCGCGGCGTGAGCAAAACCACTTTAATGGCGGAATACTTGTTTTTATATATTGCTACTTACGGTGATTTGCCTGGGTTTAGTAATATAAATTTAGCTATGTATGTTTCTGATTCTATTGAGAACGGTGTAAAAAATCTTAGGAGAAACTTAGAGTTTAGATGGGAAAACTCTGATTTTTTGAAGCAATATGTCCCTGAAACTAGATTTACTGACATTAGATGGGAATTTAAGAATGCTGATGGTAAGATTCTTGTAGTTAAGGGTTATGGTGCTAGTACTGGTGTACGGGGCGCTAAAGAAATGGGTATTAGACCTCAGTTAGCTGTGCTGGATGACTTGATTAGTGATGAGGATGCTAGGTCAGCGACTGTCATTGCCTCTGTGGAAGATACAGTTTATAAAGCTGTAACTTATGCGCTGCACCCTACTAAAAATATGATTATCTGGAGTGGTACTCCGTTTAATGCTAAAGATCCGTTGTATAAGGCTGTGGAGTCTGGTGCTTGGAAGTCAAATGTATTTCCTGTGTGCGAGCAATATCCTTGTACTAGGGAAGAGTTTAAAGGCAGTTGGCCTGATAGGTTTAGTTATGATTATGTTAAAGAGCAATATGACACTGCTGTACTATCTGGTAAGATTGCTACGTTTAACCAAGAGTTAATGCTTAGAATTATGAGTGAAGAAGATAGGATGATTCAAGATGGTGATATTGGCTGGTATAAGTTAGATGCAGTACTCCGCAATAAGGGTAGGTTTAACTTCTATATCACTACTGACTTCGCTACGTCTGAGAAAGAACGGGCAGATTATTCTGTTATCAGTGTATGGGCCTATAATAATGCTGGGGATTGGTTATGGGTCGATGGTATTTGCAAGCGTCAGTTGATGGATAAGAATATTGATGATCTCTTCCGTTTGTCGCAGGCCTATAAGCCACAATCTGTGGGGATTGAAGTTACTGGTCAACAGGGTGGATTTATCCAATGGATTCAAGGACAGATGCTCGAAAGGAATATTTACTTCCCTCTTGCCTCAGAAGGAAATGATCTTAAACCAGGAATTAGACCGAATACCAATAAATTGGTACGTTTTAATACCATGGTTCCTATGTTCAAAGCACGTAAGATATTCTTTCCGTTAGAGCGTAAGACAGAGCCTACAATGGTTGAATGTATTAATGAGTTGAGTTTGATTTCTATTGGCGGTATACGTAGTAAGCATGATGATTTTTTAGATACCATCTCTATGCTTGCAGCATTTACACCTTGGAAGCCTTCAGAGGAGGCTCCAATGATTTTGGATACTAAGGGTGGTGGTATGTGGGATATTGACCATGGGGCAGAGCCTATAAATAGGTTGGCTTCTTATATTGTTTGAGGTGATGTTATGACTCTACAAGAAATATTTGATCAACTTACTTATGGTGAACTATCCCAGTTGAGTATTGGTGGGGGTGAAGCAGGCGTTATTAATTCAGTAAACTACGTTAGAGTGGTTCCTCATGTTAATTTAGCATTAATTGCGTTATATAAAAGATTCTCCTTAAAAGAAGGTAGATTGACACTAACTCCAGTGATTGATCAAACACTTTATTCAATACATTCAGATGAAGTGGGTGGATACTTACTAGATACTGAGGAGTTACCTTTTACGGACGATATCCTTAAAATTGAACATGTACTTACGGATGATGGTGTGGATATACCCCTAAATGATGCAGCCCATAAGTATTCAATAACCACTCCTACGAGTACTTTATTAAGAATACCTTTGGATATAGTAAATCAGGTACAAGATTTACCTGATTGGCTTCAAACTGTAAAATTAGAATTATTGTATCGTGCCAATCATCCTAAGATAGGTAAAGTTACTAATCCTAAACAAATAGATATAGAACTACCAGATACTCATTTAGAGCCGTTGTTATTGTTTATAGCTGCTCGAATGATGACACCATTAGGGGTGGGTCAATTTGAAGGCTTGGCTGGTAATAATTACATGGCTAAGTACGAGATGGCTTGTCAATTCCTTGAGACTAAGGGGCTACAGATAGACCAAGGTAGCCAAACAAGTCGTTTACGAGATAAAGGGTGGGCTTAAAATGATTGTTGAAACTAAACTATTAGGGGAGGCTACTGAGTCTCTTACTGATTGGAAAAAGCAGCCAACTATTATGGAGTTGAAGCTGGACTATACGTCTGCTAAACCAATTCATGATGCCCAAGTAAATAAAATTAATACTTGGCTTGATAATCTAAATATTACAGGTAAAGCTAAAATTGCTCCTGTTAAGGGCAACTCTAGTGTTGTGCCACAACTAATACGCAAACAAGCTGAGTGGCGTTATGCTGCTTTGAGTGAGCCTTTCCTTAGTACAGACGATGTATACAATGTGCGCCCTGTGACTTGGGAAGACAGAGATGCAGCACGACAGAATGAGTTACTACTTAATCACCAACTTAATAACAAGATTGATAAAATCAAATTTATTGATGAATATGTACGTACTGCGGTAGATGAAGGTACTCTTATTGTTCAAACTGGTTGGGCATTTGAAGAGATAGAAGAGGAACTTACTGTTCCTGATGTGGAATTTAGGATTAACCCTGAACTTGGGCCATTACATCAACAGCTGCATCAAATGATGCAAGAGTCTCCAAGTCAATATGCTACTGATGTCCCAGATGAGTTAAAACAAGCTCATGAAATGACTCTGGAGAATGGACAACCCATTGAGCCAGTAGTTATTGGCAGTAAAACCATCAAACAGATGCGTACAGTTAAGAATCACCCTACATTGGAGGTGTGTGACTACCGTAATGTATTAATTGATCCCACTTGCATGGGTGATGTTGACAAAGCTGGCTTCATTATTAAAAGTTTCGAGACTTCTAAATCTGATTTAATGAAATCAGGTAAGAAATACAAGAATCTTGACAAAATTAATATGGAGACTAACTCCATTCTAGGTACGCCTGATCATGTGGTTACTGCTGGTACTCAGAACTTTAACTTCAAAGATGATGCTAGGAAGAAATTTGTAGCTTATGAGTATTGGGGTAAAAGGGATATTGATGGTTCCGGTATTGTTAAGTCAATCGTAGCTACTTGGGTTGGGGATACGTTAATACGTATGGAAGAGTCCCCATTTCCTGATAAAGAGTTGCCTTTTGTCATTGAACAGTACTTGCCTGTACGTAGAAGCATCTATGGTGAACCAGATGGTGCCCTTCTTGAGGATAACCAGAAGGTTGCTGGTGCAGTTACCCGTGGCATGATTGATATTATGGGTAGGTCTGCTAATGGACAGACTGGTATCCGCAAAGACATGCTGGATATGACCAATCGACGTAAGTTTGATAAGGGTCTGGACTATGAGTTCAATGCCAACGTAGACCCTAGAGCGGGTGTCTTCATGCATGTGTACCCTGAGATACCACAATCAGCTCAATTCATGCTTAGTTTGCAGAATATGGAGGCTGAAGCTCTTACAGGTGTGAAGGCTTACTCTCAAGGGGTATCTGGTGCGTCTCTAGGGGACGTTGCAGCGGGTATTAGGGGTGCTTTGGATGCTGCATCTAAGCGTGAGCTTGGAATACTCCGCCGACTGTCAAACGGCATGATTAAAATAGGCCGTAAATTGATTAGCATGAATGCTGAGTTCCTTTCTGATGAGGAAGTTGTACGAGTAACCAATGAAGAATTTGTCACTGTACGTAAAGATGATTTGGCAGGTTCTTTTGACCTAAGATTGTCTATTTCTACTGCTGAGGAAGATAACAATAAGGCTGAACAACTAGCCTTTATGCTTCAAACTACTGGTTCCACTATGGATGCTGGGCTTATGAAGATGATTTTGGGTGATATTGCTAGACTGCGTAAGATGCCTGATCTAGCCCAACGTATTATGACCTTCAAGCCTGAACCAGACCCTATGCAGCAGAAA